AGTGGATAAGTTATGCAGCGATGTGGTCGCTTATCATTCGTTCTCTATTAGGTCGGCATCCAAATGTCTCTCGACACCATCCGAGCCAATGACTGCTACCTTTACCTTGGTTACATTCCTTGCAGGCGGGTACAACATTCGTTGTAAGATCTTCCCCACCTCGGCAGCGAGGTCGGACATGATCAAGGGTAAGTTCATTAAGTTCATAAGTTTCTCCGCAATAAACACATTGACAATTGAAGTGCTCTTTTATAGCTCTTCTCCAGAGCTTCTTAGCGTCAGGACTTGTCATGGTTATTAAATTTTGTAAGTAATGTTGTGGACTAGGTAGTAATGGGGTCATGCGTATCGGTTTCTGTTCTTTGACCTAAGCTGTGCTCTTCCGCTATTGCTATTAGGATTCTTGTTGTCATGCGATGCGTCTCGCTTATCACCGACTTTTAAACCAAGCTTGCGTCTTAACCTTTGAGCACGAGCTATCAATAATTTTGCTTTTTTTGTTTTGTTGTATTTAGCTTGATACCTATTCTTCTTATTTTTTGCTGAAGGGTTAGCATCGTAGTATTTCTTAGAGTCGCTTGCCATATAGCCTCTTTGTTACGAGTTCTGGATCTACTTCTGGTAATACTTTTGCCAGTTTCTGTAACGGGTTGCCATCATATGCAACGCCACTTATATCGTTTGTCTTCAGCCAATCACAGGCTGCTTTTAAATCTTGAGTAGTAGCTTGACCACTCTTAACTCTGTCTAAAAACTCTTGTGTGACCAACTGATGTAGTTCATTGAACTGTTCTTCAGTTGCCTTCTTCATGCTTTTTTAATTTTGCGTTTTTTATATTGATCCTTATACCTTTCTTTATCTAAGTTATATAGATATTTAGGTATGCCAGGTTCTGTCCGTATCGGTTTAATAGTGTTTCCAGCACTGGCTTTAAAATTACTTTTAAAAGATTTATTTACACCTTTATTTTTTGGATTTGCCATTTTTTAAAAATTCCTTTATTACTGGGTTCATCTTGTCTTCATAAACAGGTCTTGGTTTAGGTATCGACATTTTTATAAACCTAATCCCTTTTTAACAATGGCTACAGCTTTATCGTCTAGATCGTTATCTGTTTGTTCTACTAATTTTTCTAATAGTTGAATTACAAAAACTTTGAATTTATCAGTTTTGACAAAGCTTAAAATAATTGGTTTAAGGAGTGTTAACATTTTCTTTTTTTACTAATTGAATAGGTACGACATCAGAGCATAATTTGTATGAGTCAGAATCAGGTCGAAAGGTAAAACCTTTGCGTTGGAGTTCTGTACATTTGAGTGCTCTTGTCATTTCTTGTGAAAGCTTCATATTCCGTTCATGAAGTGCAGCGATGCGTTCGCACTGCTTAGTCAAATCACGATTAAGGGGAACCATAAATGCGAGTTGGATTCCCCAGTTTTCGTTTATGACATATCCGTCTTCAGTCTCAGGTTCAACATCATTACCCATATAAAATGGGCTGAGTGTCATAGTACTTCCATTGCACGAGTTCCCATTGCTGAACTGCTGTCTGGACGGTGCTCCATTGTTCTGGAATTGCACCGCACTATTGGTCACATTGCCTGTCGCGGCAGCAACGGGTGTGGCATTATTGTGTGTATCTCCTTCAGCAAAAACCGGACTGCCTATTGTGAGAAGACAGAGAAGGAATTTGTGGTGGAGTTTATTGTATAGTCTGTGGTTACGTCCCATTTTTCTATAAGACCAGCAGCTCTAGTAGTTGTTTCCAACTGCCATGCTTTTGTGTCATCTTTGATTGAAAATTTTGTAGCAGCCCCAGCGATATCTGCTGTCGCAGTTACGTTAGTACCTGACCATGTATTAACGGCAGCTCCAAAGATTTCTTTCTTTGTTACCTCTTTTACAGTCTGAGTTGAAACTGTCGTTGAAGTCATATTCCCAGTTGTGAACTGAGGAGTTACTGTGTTGGCTTTAGCAATGCTGGGTGATAACAACGCTAAAAGCAAGATTAGTTTTTTCATGCTTTTGGTTTTGTTGTTGGTGTTGTGCCATTTCCGTTCTTCTTACCGTTGCCAGTAGAGAGCCCGAAAGTTGCGAGCGCCCCCGTAAAAATCGAGGCGACAAAAGTGATATCGGCAGATGCGTTTGATTTTTTAACCATCGGCAACTCGACATAATTTAAGGTGATAATGAATCCTGACCAAATAACAACGCCCAAGCGCACCATTGCACCAAGTATTTGCATTTGTTCATCATGATCATCTATATTTTCTTTTAATTTTTTAAGTAAACCTTTCTTTTCTATATCAGGTTTCAGTTCGTTTTTTTCCACGTATCTTCTTCCAAGTTGTTTTTATAACTGGTTTCATAATCTTTACAACCCAATTAAATACAGCAGTAGCAGTTAATGCAGCTCCGACTGAAACTACGGCTGTGGTAGTTGCTGTAATTAATATTTCAGTTTCAGGAATTGGAATCTCTACATTTGTTGAAAACAAATTAACTGTTCTCATTCCCGGTTGGTTGTTTGGTTTAGTAGAAGTACCTTCTGTAGCTTCAGCATCTACTTCATAATTATCTATAGATGTATCTGTCTCTATTTGTATTTGTTCCGTTGATCTTAAATCACTTGGAGGTATTACCAACGGAGTATAGAAAGGGACTTCTGCTGTAGGTAGAGGTATAGATATTGTCTCTATTTCTTCGATAGGTGGGATATTTATAACTGGTATTTGATTAAGTTCTTCTTTCCAATTAGGCATTAGCTAGGTTCAGTCGGCCAACTGATATTGTATGGGTCAGTTTGAGTTTGAGGTATTTGACGTAATTGTTGTCGATAATCTCTCCAAGCATCTGTAAGTGTTCTATCACTCATTGCTCGCCAATCTGTTTCTTTTAATAAAATGTCTCTTTGTCTCCTCACATCTGTCCACTTAGTATTATTTAAATTTGTTTGCTCTTCTGTAGTAGTAGATTCTACCTTTACAGAATAAGCTTTACCATTTTCAAAATAAGGCTCTACTGTAGATAACTTTTGAGTTGGTGAAGTATAACTAAGAGTTTCTACCAGTTCTACTACATTATTTGCTGTTAAAAAATCTGCATTAGGACCAGTAGCAGAAAACGCAGTAGTAGGAAATAATTCTTGAATAGTGCCAGTGCTTTTTATAGTAGTTTCATCTATTATTGCGTAATTCATAATAATAATATTTTAAGGTAAACCAAAACGAGGTTTTTCTATGTTGTAGTGGGTTAATATTTCTGATTGAGTTAAAGCAGTTCCTGTATAAACTCTAAATAATCCAAGACTGGCTTTCATTCTATACAGCGAATTTTGGTATTGAGTAGCTTGAGCACCATATTGATCATAATTTATGCTATTTGTATGAGTACCTACAAGAGTTCCATTCCTATACATTTTCATACCGTTTGTTCCTGTATGTTCTCTTACAAAAACAAGCTGTTCCCACGGTGTAGGAAAACCATTTGGGTAAGCCATGCTACTTTCAAGTTGGACATATGTACTACCATTATTATTAGAACCAGTAAAGTTTCTACCTATAATATTATAAGTACTTTGATCTAGCTGTAGTTCTGCATATTGCTGAAGAAATGTTAGAGAGGGGACCCAAATTATTTGAAACAAGTCATGTTTAAGAATTTGAAGCGTATGAGTAGCATAAGCAGGGTTCGGTGCATAAATATTACCATGATAAAATTCTAGAGTAAAAGGACCACTTCCAAAATTTTGAGGAAAAGAAGTATTTGGTCCTACTTGATATAAATGAGGAGCATAATAGGTACTGCCAATTGGATAATAATCTAAATTGTAAATACCACCTTTAGTTGACGACCAAGTGGAATTACTAGATCCATTAATAGAAAAGCTTAATGGACTGTTATAACCTAAATTATCCCAATTTGTACCGTCAGGTTTGAGTGCGTAAATATAAGTATCACCTGGCGTAAAACAGTTTGTGTTACCAAAATCATAATAATGCATGTTAGTGGTAACAATACCACCACTACTACCAGCAGCAGCTCGTAGATGATGCGGTCTCATTATGCAACATCTCCAATTGATGCACCGTATAAAGTACTAGCTGTTTTCCATAGTTCTATAACTGTATAACCACTTGTAGCTAAAGTAGGTGCTGTACCGCCAACCCAAGTTATTGTTGGGAAGTTTAAGGAATTATTTCCAGCTGCAACCATTAACATCATTGATTGTCCAGCAGTTAAACTTTCTGTTGCTGTTCTATTCTGCGCTAATGTCCATTGCTGAATCATTCCATTGTCAGGATCTAAATCAACACTTGCTCCATCTGTGATAGTGTAAACAGTTTCATTTATTGCATCTTCAAAACTAACTGAACCTGTAAACGTTCCTCCTGTTGCAGCTACTCCTAATCCTGAACCACTAAATGATGTAGCAGTACACACGCCACCAATAGTCACGCCGGTAGCTGAAGTAGTTAATTGTGCAGATCCGCCATGATTTAAGCTAACACTAGAATCTTGTGCGATAGTTACTGCGGTATTAGAGTTAGATGGGTGTTGTATTTCTTTTACTTTTACTGTTGACATTTAACTCTCCTTATATTTGTAAACTAAAATTTCAAGATCTGTTTGAATGAGATTAGTACCTGAACCAGATTCAAATCTAAGTCCATTTAATTTGGCATATGTATCAGTTTGGTTTGGATCATTGTTAGTGTTAGTAGGTGCTTGATAATCACCAAAAAGTAAACACATACCATAGGTAGAAGGATAAGCCATAAGATTTCCTATTATCCATGCTTTATCACTTGTATAAATATCAAAATATCCTGCTTGCCGTGAATATAAATAGCTTCCATTATAAAACTTCCACTTGTGATTACCACTTGACTGATAGTTAGCAGGTCCGTATGCTAATACATGTTGTTGACAACCATATTGCAACTCAGGTGTTGTTTTGTTATCAACCATTGGTAATACATGAAGTTCATCCGCTGTCGCAAATCTTAATTTTTTAAAAACAAATCTATAAAGTTTATCGTAATCAAGTCCTGTTTCATCAATATATGTGACAGTGCTTGATGTTGTTATTTTTTTAACAAAGTCAAACCCTCCACCACCAACGCCAGTTAAATTAGAACCGTCAATAGCTGGTAAAGCTCCTGTTAAATTAGCAGATGATAAATTAGTAAGACTTGCACCTGACCCTGAAAAAGTTGTAGCGGAACAATTACCAGTTACTTCCAGTTCTCCAGTTCCATTTGGAATAATTCTTACATTGCCGTTAACCGTATTAGTTTGAATTTCGTCAACAATTATTTTTGACATAATATTTTCTCCTTAATTGGGTTTTGTCGGCCAGGTAATATTATCTGGATCAGATTGAGTGGGAACATCCCTTAATGCTTGACGGTATGTTTTCCAAGCATCAGATAATGTAAGATCGCTATTTGCTCTCCAATCACATTCTGCAAGTAAAGAATTTCTTTCACTTCTTACTCGTTGCCATTTTAATTCTGTTTCTGAAGGTGCAG